GGAACCGGGCTCGGCGCGACAACGGATGTCGCGCTCGCGACAACAGGTGTCGCACCCGCGACAGGCGCGCGCTGTCGCCGAGCGACCCGCATCTCCTTGAGGATGGAGGCACGCGGGGTGGTCTTCCCGCCGGGGAAGGAGTAACTGCCGCCGTCGAGGGGCACGCTGCCCCCTTTCTCGATCGCGAGTTGCACCGCACCGGCCAGCGCGTCGGCCTGGTCATCGTGCTGGCCACGGGGGAAGCGCAGCAGCTCGGCCTCGAAGCCACTCCACCAGGGAGCGGTGCGGTCGGCGTAGACCTGGCCGAGCGCGGCACGGGCGGCCGGAAGCTGGGCGCGGAAGGTCTTGTCCCCGGTGACCTTCACGGCGAAGACGGGCACGGCCAGAGCGTGTTCGCGGGCGAGCTTCTCCTGGAGCAGGCGCACCAGATCGCGGGTCGCGGCCTGCTTATAGGCGCCCTCCTCCACACCGACGACCGCGGGCCGGGTCAGCGCGACGTGCCGCGCCATCACGTCGAGGAGGTTGGCCTCGGCGACCCGTTCGCGCAGGACGTGGGTGATGTAGAAGCCAGTCCTGCCCGCATCGACGTCGAGGGTGACCGCGGCGGTGTGGTCGGCGGCCGCTTTCTCGGAGAAGGCGAGGTCCCAGAACTGGACGGTGGTCAGGCTCGGTCGCATCTCAGCGAAGCCGGGTGGCAGGTGACGGAACCAGTCGGAGCGGAAGAGGGCGCCGGCACGGGGGACGGGGCGCTGCTGCATCTGGCCGGACACGCCGTAGGTGCCCAGCCGCGACTCGAGATCGTCCAGGCTGGCCGCGTCGAACCGCTCAGGCCAGAGCAGCGCCCCCTCGTCGGTCCGGGGGTCGACGCTGCCGATCGCGCAGTCATCATGCGGGCCGATGGCTGCGTGCTCGACGCGCAGACCGGCAACCATCGCACGGCGCTCGTAGCGGGCGGGGAGGCAGAGATGGTGGTAGCCGCCCTGCGCGAGGACGTGGCCCGACAGGTCGTCCTCGTGGGCGCGCTGCATCACGATGACCCGGGCGACGGTCTTGGGATCGTTGCCGCGCGTGCTCATCACCTCGTCCCACCAGGACAGGACACCCTCACGCACGACCTCCGACTCGGCCTCCTCGATGGAGTGCGGATCGTCGACCACAATCCGATCCCCGCCTTCTCCGGTATTCGCCCCACCCACACTCGAGGCGATGCGATACCCGGTCTTGTCGTTCTCGAAGCGGACCTTCTGGTTCTGGTCGTCGGTGAGGTCGAAGACCTCGCGCCAGGCGGCGAGCTGGCCCCAGCGGGCTTGATACCAGGGCGACTCGATCAGGCGCCGGCACTTGACGCTGTCGCGGATGGCGAGTTTCTCGGCGTAGGAGGTGAACAGCCACCGCCGCTCGGGCGTCGAGGTCCACTCCCAGCACGGCCAGAAGACACTGACCGCCAGGCTCTTCATGTGCCGGGGCGGCATGTTGATCAGGAGGTTCCTGATCTCGCCGCGCGTGACCGCCTCGAGGTGGTCGGTGATGCAGTCCAGGTGCCAGCCCGGGACGAAGGGGTTGGCTGGCTCCGGGACGTGCCAGGCGTCGGTGATGAAGCGCCGCAGGGAGCGTCGGCACCGTTCGCCCTCGATGTCCACGAGGCGGGGCGCCTCGAGGGCAAGCGTCACCGGGTCATCGCGGCGTGACCGTTCAGGGTCTTGCGGGCCAGGCCCTCGAGCACGTCGAGTTCGGCCGCAGAGGCGAGCTTGAGGTCGACGCGACCGGCGTGCTCGTGGAGGATCTTGCCGCGCTGCTCGACGGTCACGTTCTCGCGGTAGACGGCCGGCTTCTTCGCCTTGAGGAGGAGCGCGAGCAGGGCATCGGAGTACTCGTGTAGGAGGATCGGGAAGCCCAGCGCGTCGGTGACGACGCGGCCGCCCTGGACGACGGGCTTGGTGACCCCCTCGACGGCGCGGCGCTTGGCCTCCTGCTCGAGGACATCGACCCCCTCCTCGAGGGCTTGCTCCCAGGCCGCCGCGAAGTCGGGCTCGTCGGCTCGGTGCCGGTAGACGCCCTCGCGGCGCATGCCGATCGCGGAGGCGGCGAAGGTGGCCGTGTTGCCCGCGCGCAGGAGGTCGAGGAAGGTCTCCCGCGCCTTGAGCGTGAACTTTGTGCGGTTGGCCACGCCTGCTCCTGGTCCCGGACAACAAAAAAGGCCCGTCCCTCCCAGTGGGAGAGCGGGCCCAATCTCGGTGGGATACGCGCGCTGAGTCTAGTCCCTTGCTCGTCCCCCTGTCGTTGCCGGTCCGGTGGTCAGACCAACTCAGCGAGCGACTTGGCCGAGAGCCACTCGCTCAACCGGGCATCGACGTGGTCGGCAGCGAACTGCAGGGTCAGCTCGCCCCGAGGATAACGCCGTAGCCGGGGGGCGAGGGCCACCAGCACCCGGACCATCTGTGCCGGTCGAGCTTCGAGTGGGTACACGACGCCGTCCCCATCCACGAAGCACGGACCCGCTCGGATCGCCGCCTCCTGCCTCACCGACTCGCCTCGTTTCTTGCCCACTCTATCACCCAGACCCCCCAGACTGAATATCCGTTCAGTCTCACCCTGGCGCCACCCTGCCGCGCGCCGTGCAGCCTGGCACCACGCTCGGCTAGGGTGGTGCAGGGTGGCGCCGTCGTCGTCACTGCTGGTGCTCACGATGGCGACTCCCGCCCCAGCAGCCGGGGTGCGTCGAGCACCGGACACCCAGCGTCATGTGGTTGCTCAGGCTTCGGGTCGCGCCAGAACAGCGTCATCGTGCAGAACTTGCAGCCGATGTAAGCGCCGGCGATGCCGTCACCGTCGTAGGTGGGGTTGTCCAGAAGCGGCGCCAGGATGGCACGCAAGGTGTCGCGCTCGAGGATGGCGGCGTCACGCTGGGCCAGCGCAACAGCGAGGGGCGACCGAGCCCGGGTGCAAGGAGCACAGCAGATCTCGCCGGGTCTGTCCGTGTACCACCAGTTGTCCCCCGCGTGATCGATCGGCCGGTTGCAGTCCGTGCAGATTGGTGTCTCGCTCACGCGCCACCCTCGGCCGGCGGCGCGGGTGGGTCGGGCTGCTCAGCACACCAGCCACACCAGCGCGCGTGCAGCCCCAGCGGCACCTCGTACCGCTTGATCCGCAGCACCCCGAGACGGTCGCGTAGCTCAACCACCGTCTCCAGGATCGCGCCGATCTCCATCAGCACCGCGAGCGTCTTCGGGTGGTGGAACTGGTCCTCACCGACGGCGATGTGCTCGAAGACGGCGCGCTGGCGGCGGTTCAGGCCGGGTATGGGGTAGGTCATCGGCTCATATCCGGTGGGTCGGGTGGCGTCAGGGCAGCGCGGGCCACGACCACCGCCTCGACGTCGCCGTACCGATCCTCGTAGGCGCCGGCACTCAGGTCCTCCCAGTCGATGCACTGCTGTAGCGCCACACGCAGTCGGTCGCGCTCGGCCCGTACCTCGAACAGATCACGCGCACACTCGTCGAGCGTCGCCACCGCCGCGATCACAGCGTGCTCGGCCGCGTCACGTTCCTGCCAGGCAACACGCAGGGCGCGGGTCAGATCGGCGAGCTGCTGCTCGGTCAGCCACGCCGCGCCGGCGGTTTCGATCTGGGCGAGCCGTGTCTCGTCCAGCATCAGGCCGCCACGACGCGGGCACCAACCGCCCCGGCCGCGAGAACAGCCCGCACCCGACGCTCGAGCGCGACCAGTTGGTCGTCCATCGTGCGGGCTCACCCATCCCTCCAGGCGTCGTACTCGACGTGCGTCGGATCGCGCCACCGATGGTGCTGTGCTCGCATCTGACAGGCGATGCCGCAGTACCGCCGTGTCCCGCCCGCGTCTTTGACCCAGAACGGCTGATCGCACCACGAGCAGGATCTCAGGAATGCCCTCGGGTTGCCGTCGTGGGACGTACGCTGACAGCGCCGGATGGTCTCCGCGTCACGCCGGGCTGCCTGCTCCTGGTCGGTCATGCCGCCACGACGTTGGGCACGACCGCCCCGGCCGCGAGCCTGGCCCGCACCCGCATCTTGCT